TCCCTCTCCAGCATCCAACCAACCGACCACTATGTCCGATGATTTACTCCAAGTTGTCCTGCTTGATTACGGGCGTTATTGCATGGTCCATGCAGAGACTTTTGTGGGCTTACGCCCACTGTCTCTCGCGGATTTTGCAGCGCTCCGAACGTCTACAGGCATCCCAAAGGAAATCAGAGATCGAATGGGAGCTTATTCCATTCGAGTGGAAGATTGATTGGTTTATCACCGGAAAAGGAGATGAACATGATCAATCAGAGCCAACCGTCAACCCCGGAAAACCCGGAAGTTGAACTTCGCCGACGCACTCAGAGAGCCATGCTTCTGACGCAATTCGTCTTCTATCGAAGACTTGTTGCCAAGAAGCACAGTTTCAATGAGTGGTTCGAGATTGAGCCGTCTCACATGACGGACTCAGAGCTCGAGCAGGCGGTTGCTTTTCTGAAAGATGCAGCTCATCTCCCTCCCGGCTAGCCGGAAAGGGACCTATCTCTCTGGTCGCGAGTAGGGAAACCCTACTCTGATACTGCGACCGAGGTCACCAGTCAAATGACGCTACCTACTGGGATTCGTCCAGATAGTACCACCACCGTATTCCTTCCTGGTTGGGGGATATTTCCTATACGTTACGAGAAAAAACGCGTAGCGTGGCAGAAAGCTCCTTACAACCTACCTTTGGGTTATTACCTAAGGTCAGGAATTGCGGACATTGGTGGCGACCCTGTGACTGTTCTTGGTTCACCGCGCCATGATGCGCTGACGATTTGTGAAGCTTACACTACTAAGTTCGACATCGATGCTGTCTGGGCGAAAGCCTATGAAAAGCTTCGGGGTCGGATTTATAGTTCAGCCTCACTTGGCGTCGACTTTGCGGAGTATCGCCAATCTCTGCAGATGTTAGAGCGCTCAGTTGACACTCTTGTGAGATTTACAAGGGCTGTGCGCCGTTTGGATTTCCTTACGGCTGCGGCGATCCTTCGAGGGCACGTTGTGCCACCGAAGGTGAACCGCCGAAGGGCTTGGGCCAGTAATTGGCTTGAATACCACTTCGGATGGGAACCCCTCGTTAGAGACATCTACGACTCTATCGAGGTCCTGCACAATCCTATAAAATCCTTCACAGCTACAAAGGGAACTGCCTTTGACATGAAAGCCGGGTCCTACCGCGACGATAATGGCTCAGTCATCGACTCAGGTCGATGGGTGTGCTATCTTCGTTGTAAGCAGGGCGCGACCGTTCGGTCGATACAGTCTGGCACTTTACACTCGCTTGAACAGTTTGGGTTACTAAATCCACTCTCGATAGCGTGGGAACTGGTGCCTTTCTCTTTTGTAGTAGACTGGTTCGTGAATGTTGGAGATGTCCTTAGATCATACTCCGACTTCGCCGGCATGACACTCGAGAAGCAATACCGGACTCGTATATTTGAGACCTGGGAGAGAGGCGAGATTAACCCCGATGTGGGTTTCTCTGGCATCCCTCGTAAGTACTCTTCGTACGGTCTAGCAATTGATCGCGCCACAAGTATCTTTGGCCCGACTCTGAGCGTCAAATCAATGCGCTTACCTTCCAAGGAACGTGCGCTGACTGCCGTATCATTACTGGTACAGCAGTTTGGCAAGCGTTAGGTAAGTTTCCATCAACTTTGCTTAATTTAAGCAAGTTCCGAAAAGGTTCACTCACATGCCTTCGATGGCTTCTATTACCGTCAAGAAAGCCGACGGTACCACGGATATCACCTATGACCAACTCGCTGGAGCCGGTGGGGATAACATCCCCGCCGTCTGGCGTCAGGACACAGGTGCCGCGGCGGGACTCCCGGTAGGTCTTCGGTCCTCCTTCAAGCTCGCAAGCAAGTGGAACGGTCCCAAGACTGCGCGGCAGCTGACTTTCGAGTTCAGCATGCCGTATGCAGTCCAAGATTCGACCACGACGCTCTACAGCGCGAAGGACAAGGTCGTCATGACCGGTGTCATCACCATGCCCCAGGCCATTCCTTCGAGTGCTCTCAATGAGATTGCTCAAGGTCTGAACCTGATGGCCGCATCGCTCGTGAAAACGAGTGTGCAGGCCGGTTTCGCTCCTACCTAATAAAGGGGAGCAAAATCCAGCATGGACTCGCTAAATACTTCTTTGCGAGTACTCCTTCCATATTTGGAGGAGTTGGGGAGTGCCAGAGCTTTGACCGTTGCGATTTTGCTTCGGTACAAAGAGTACGCACAGATCTTGTCATTGAAGACAGATCCACGCCACTATGATGACCCTGAACGATACTTTCTAGATGCTCAAGCTTCATCCCTCTTGAAGAAGGTTGAAGGACTGACTCTTAAAGGTATCGATCGCCGACGTGCTGCTCTAACCAAGTGGTATGACGGCGAGCATCAGTGTTTTCTTACCAACGAACGAATCTCCAAATTCCTCTATGGGTCTTACGGCCCTGAGGATGAGGCGATCTTCCACTATTTCAGGAAGGTTGGAAAGAAGATCGAGAGTTGGATAGGTTCCGCTCCCCCTGATCTTGATAAGATACAGGGCAAGTTCGGACCTGGTGCTACGTTCTCCGATCGAGGACTACTGACAACAGTCCCAGATAAAATTACGTCAACGCCCACACTAACTCACGGAGCGAAGTGGTATATACTGCCATATTTGCAAACCGCTTGGGGTCGCAATGATCTCAGGTCCCGTGGAGAGTTGTCTTGGGTGAGGGGCAATCGCTACCTCACCGTGCCCAAGACCGGTCTGATTGATAGGTCTATCGCGGTTGAACCCGCGATAAACGTTTTCTATCAGCTCGGCTTGGGGACTTCCATCCGGCAGCGTCTCAGAAACAACGCTGGGTGGGACTTAGATCGTGCACAAGATATACATCGTCGCGTCGCGATGGTGTCGTCTAGCACGCAGGAGTTCGCTACTCTTGATCTCTCAAATGCTAGTGATACCGTCAGTAAGGAGTTAGTTAGGCTCCTACTGCCTGCCAAGTGGTTCGAAGAGCTCAATGCCCTTCGTAGCCCATCGACTCTCATCGATGGGCATTGGCATGTGCTAGAGAAATTCTCTAGCATGGGTAATGGCTATACATTCGAGCTCGAGACACTAATCTTTGCTGCGCTCGTTTCAGTTTTACTGGAAGAGAGTGGCCGGTTAGGTCTTCTTGGGGTGGATATGTTCGTCTTCGGTGACGATATAATTATCCCAGATGACATGTCGAGAGCCGTGGTGGCCATGCTTAAGTACTGCGGGTTCTCCCTTAATACGGAGAAATCATTTACCGGCTCGGTTGAGTTTCGGGAATCGTGCGGTGGTGACTTCTTCCGAGGTCACGACGTACGCCCGTATTCAATTAAGGCTTTGATAAATGATCCGTGGTTACTTATCCCAACTTACAACGGTTTGCGCAAATCTCTTAAAAGGCTTGCGACCCTTAGAGGTCGCGAGGCTTATCAGGTTTTGCGTCCTTTGCTGGCTTGTATGCCAGCTGTGGTTCACCGTTGTCGAGGTCCCGAGCATCTCGGTGACCTTGTCCTTCATTCTCACGAAAGTGAGTGGAGGTTTAAGTGGGAAAACAGCATCAGGTACTTCAAAGGGGTTGTTAGAGTGAACAAGACTTTGTCTTGGCACCACTGGCGCCCCAATGTTGTCCTAGCTAGCGCACTGTACGGCGAGGGAGATGGATCTTTGGGGGTTACTCCTCGGGATTCTCCTTTCTCAATGGCAGTGAAGTGGGTCCCGTCGTCGTGACGGGAATAAGGTTAACAACCTTTTGTTGTTAAGGAGATTTATTCTCCAGAGGAAGGC